CTGCAAAGCAGATGGGGTGCCCTGGTCTTATCGTACGAAGAAGAGGGGGATCGAAGAGGTTTATAATAATTGTATAAACATGCTATCCGCCTCCTCTCCCGAATACCTTCGTATCTCCCTTCCTTTTGATGAAATAGGGGGTGGGTTTACCGCACGGACAATTATGGTATACCAGGAGAGGCCAGAGAAAAAAGTAGCCTTCCCAGAGTACACGCCCGAACATGAACAAATGGAAAAGAGACTCCTCCACGATTTGCACAGAATGTGTAAACTCAAAGGAGAGATCGTATGGAAACCGGGAACTAGAGAATGGTACAAAAACTGGTATGAAAATCGCACGATAGAGGATTGTCCTTGGGGTTTAGAACCGTATTACGTGAAAAAGGCGGAACATCTTCTCTCTGTAGCGACTATTCTTTCTGTAGCAGAGAGTGATGATCTAACCCTCTCCCAGGTTCACCTGGAAACAGCCTTGCAAATCTTAGAAGAAAATGAAATTCTCATGCCTCTAGCCTTTGAGGGTCTTATCCCCTCTCCAGTAGGGCAGGATATCCAGCTTGTTCTGCGGACTATTATAGAAATATGGCAGGACCACGGCGGACAGGGAGTTTCTCGATCTAAGTTACTCAAACGCCTCTGGAAACATGGGATAGGATCATCACAACTAAATGAGATTATTGAAACACTAGAGCAGAGTGGGTCTATCATATCGAAGACGGGGAATACGGGAGGGCTATTCTATGTGCCAACAAAAGATGCTGCTGTCCTCAAATAATCTAGACCTCGTGTACAAAATAGCCTCTAAGATATGTAACCTCTACTCTTCCTGGCCTCTGGAGAAAGAGGAACTCTGCGGTGCTCTCTTCGAAACCCTAGTTCGAGCGGAGCATACTTTTGATCCCTCCCGAGGGGTAAAGTTTTCTACGTATGCATGGACCTGTTTGTGGCACGAAGGACTTCGATGGGCCAAGGAAGAAATGCGATACCAATCTACGTTCAAACAGAAAGACAACCTAGAAGGAGAAGAAGGGGATCCGCCTCCCCTTTTCCCTTCCCCCAACGGGGAGACAGCAATTTATCTCTATTGGATCCTTGAAACTAGTACTCTCATCATCCGAACAAAAAAACAACGCCGGATCATAGAGGAGTTCCTCCAAGATCCGGCGCTAACTGGAAGAGAGATTGCCCATAGAGTTGGAACCTCCCAAGAATATGCCAACCACATAATCCGGAAGTTTAAGCTAAGAGGGCAGGGAAGAGGAGGAAACCTCCCCTCTTAACCTATTGTCCTGGGTATGTTTTATATTCGCCCAGGATTGCATCCATTTCTTCTATGGTCAATCCCCTTCCAAGCTGAGAAACTAAACGTGCGGCATTGCCTAGACGGCGTTTCCTTTCAAGGGACCACCATCTATCCTGTTCTGCCTTGTTTATAGGTGTGAAATTTACTGCTGTGAAATATCGAACTTTCCTCCAGGGTGCATCCTCCGCTTCGAGATCTGCGCTCTGGGGGAATAATCGTGTAATCTCTGATACCACCGGGAACATAGAAGTAAGCGCAAACTCTGCTTTTGCTGGCATTCCTAGGATTTGTTTACCCGTCTGTTTATCTTGTATCGGCTGAACCCCCAAAAGGGGCCAAGCAAATTCTGGGAGCCATGTTACAGGCCAAGGAGCTGCTTTCATTTCCCCCTCCCATCGTTCGATGGGGCCCGGCTCGGGGAAAGTCTTTGTATTCAACCCCAGCTGGAGGGGCAGAGCGGCAGGAGAAAGGGCATTCAACATAGTTTTCACGGGTTGCATCGTATTGGCCAAGTCTCCCCAGGGAAGATCCACATGAACATACAAAGAATCCGGAAGATGAGTCCCCAACCTCTTTGTGAAGAAATCCCTCACTCCGTCGGGGACACGCATATGTCCAAAGTCTCTCATATACTCCGGAAGATGTCCATCATGTTCTGGCCTTTCCTCATCAAAGTAACGGAGACTCTGATAAGTCTTAACCTGCCTAGAGTAGCGACCTGGTTGGTCTAGGATATCTTCTACCTGGAGAGGAATATTCTTCCGTATCCATGTATAGAAGGGAAATACCCTCTTCATAACTCCCTGCTCAAAGGCTGTCAATTGATCGTATTGGAACAGATACTTCCACGAATGTTTGGCCGCATCATCCAACCGTACACCTTCCTGGAGGAGATCAGCATTTTTTGTGAGCTTATCCAAGGCTACCATAATTCGAGAATTATCCTCGATTGCTAGGGCCACACTTCGACCTACAGTATCAGGAGCGTTCCATATTTTTCGAGCTAGAGATTTGGTTTCTACCCCTTCCAAAACTCTCCTCGCATGATCTAAATGACTCTTACCCATAGCCTCATGGGTGAAACCAAAACCTCGAACTCCCCGGTGAGACATTTCCGAAAGCCACTCTTTGCCTGTTTTTGTGATTCCTCCAATAGTTACAGTATCCGCTGAATCCAGTTGAATTTTGGCTGCATCTTTTATTAACCCTGGCATTTTGTGTGGAGATACTCCCGCCATGTAAGCTCGTGCTGTGTTCGATATGGCATTCCTCACATGGAAGGGCATCCGATAAATCGTAGCCCACTTCTTCCACGGTTGGACCATCCTATCGTACAAGCGGAGAAGGTCATTCGTCTCTTTCGTCCGTCCCTCAAACAGGTCAAAAGCTCTCTTCAAATGGTTTGCTACCCCCTGATCCACAGACCACACAGGAGCTTCCGGGTTCAAGCGCAAGATATCTCGAACCATTCCCCTATCTCTGGCAGATATCCTAGCTAAATCATCATATTCCAAATGCCTAGTCTGGTTGACCCAGGTATTCAAAGCCCCAAACCTTTTACGAGATATGCCCTGGACTTCTTTGACAGACTTATCTTTAAAAAGAGCAGCTACCTTTTTCATAGATTCCTGGAGAGGGTGGGTTTCTATCATAAGCTGTTTATCCGCTGGGATTGTTGTAACCCCATCCCATTTCGTAGCCCAGCCCGGAGAATCTGCCGAACGAAAAACATAATTCTTAAATTCCCGCACCTTTTTAGCCCGTATGAGATCCAATCCATAGAGACCAATAGCCGTATGGACATCCTCTACAGGTGCCCAATCCTCAGATATATCTCGGAGAGTTCGCTTAACAAACCGCATAGAATCTCCCCGTTTATGTTGGAAGATACTCTGTACGGTATCCATAAGCTGATTCGTCACCGGAGCTATGCCCTCTCCTACCGTCTGACCCTGTTTCACCGCCTCTCTTGCAGATTTAGCAGAGTCAATATAGTTCGTAACTTTCCGGAGGATTTCTCCCTTACTGTCCGATTGCGCTAGATCTAAATACATATCCGATATTGAACGGAAATCACCTATCGTATATTTGGATTTCCTCTCTATCCCAAAAAACGGCGTTCGGGTAGGGCCTAAAATATCCAATTTGGGGTTATTTCCATGACGAAGAAATTTTTTCGTCATATGGGGAACATAATCCATATTCTTAAGAGCCGTAGGTGTAAGAATCCTCAAGTCAACTGCTCGTTGACCTAAACTTTGAAAAGTCTCAATCGCATCGTCCACTAATCCTATCATCCGAGCATCCGTAGGTCTTTCCCCTCGTTCAATATAACGCATGACAGACTCTTTTACATCTTTGGGTATCTTATTGTATACCGTTTCCAAGCTCTGAAGCCATTCATTCTGTTCCGCTGTCATACCGTAGATATGTTTATACATCGTTTCCCCTAATCGTTTGGGGATATTCGCATGGACATTGAACATATTATTAAGCATTTTATACGAGTTAGAATTAGCCACCATATCTACAGCCTGCTTAACAGCTTTCTGTTGTCCAAGAGTTTTGGCACCTCGTTTGAATAGGGTCAACGGGCCACTAACATAGGTTACAGGATCCAATCCTATATTTAGAACAGTCCCCAAAACGGGTGCCCAGGGCATATCATAATGGCGGAGGATATCTACATAGTCTCCCCTCTGTTTCGAGGTAAGTCCATCCCAAGCCGCTGTTGCAATATCTCCCTCTCCCTGAAGAATAGCCCAGGCCACATTAGCTGACGCATGTTGACCCCGATTAAGTACAGAGAAGACCCTTTCCAACTTGCCCATATCTTCCCAGTCCCTAGGCCAACTCTCAAAAATATTCAAATCCTTCGGATGGGTGGAGGAATGAATCTCCTCCACCGACCGAAAATGCTCCATAGGTCTCCTATCTCTTCCTTGTATAGCAGGCTGACCAATTGGTCTAAAACCAGTAAAGTCTGCTTCTCGTCTTTTTTCTTGTGTCGCTATTTGTCCTAGAGGGAAGAATCCACTAAGTATATCCTCCTCTTCTTCCTCCGTAAACCAATCTCTAATTGTCCGAATAGGCATTTATACTACCTCCCATCTCGAAACCATTGTCCTACTGGGTCAACGAATGTGCGCGAGAGGAAATCAAGAAGAGCATTCGGTTCTTCTTCTTCTTCTTCCTCTCTTGGCGAGGGTCCCACCCGTCCTCTAGGCGCACTCGTACTGAAATTTCCTGAACCTAACTCTTGTCTAAAAACATCAGCCAAAGGAGGCGCTTCCTTGACGAAGTCAATACCTCTCCGGAGAGGAGAATCCGGCTCGCCAAAAATATGAATCTCCTGCCCTCCTAGTGTAAGAGGCTTTCGTTCTTCGTCTGATTCCACTTCTGGCACCCGATAGACATCTGGAGCTATCTCGTAGTCGTCATCATGAAGAAGAATAGGTCTTCTTCCAGCGCCGCTAACTAGACGATAAACATAATCTAGAGCATCTTCCCTCGATACAGGGGCTGAACGTAATCCTTGTTCCATTTCTCGCTGGGATTGTTCCAGAAAAAACTCAAGCGTATTGTAGAAAGCCTCCGTATATTGCTCTGCCCCCGGAGCAATATGTTGCTGCGTATAGCGATTGATTTGAGTATCAAAGAACTCTACCAACTCCCCGGGACCCACCGTAACTCCCAAATCAGATTCTCGAAGAGCTTGTGCCCTCTCTTGGAGACCAATCGTTCTTTCCTGGAGACCTAACTCTGCCCAAGCTATATCTAATTGTTCTCGACTTATTGCTAACTCTTTTTGGGAGAGCCACTCGTAAAATTCCTGTTGCACATCTGCCTGGTCTAACTGACGATCTGTTCGGGTTAATTCTTCCTCAAACATAGTCCACTGCTGGGCCATTTGATCTCTAGATAACTCTCGTTGCAAATCGTTCTGTTCTGCTTCCCAGATTCTTTGCCTTTCCTGGACAGCATCCGTAGCCTCGGCATCTACCCATCTCTCAGCTATTCGCATATAGTGATTAAGGTGATCTCTTACTATAGTATCCTGAAAAGCCTCATCTTGGAGCATCAATTGGATATCTCCCTGGAGCTCAGCCATAACCTTCTGGTTTCCGTGGTTAATAGCCATTTGCGCCCGGGTAATTACATCTTTAGCCTCTTCTAACTCTATGGCCTGCTCCCCACGCCTCTCCTGAAGTCTCCAATCCGCATCAAATTGAAGATCTATCTGTGTCTCAAGAAGTTCCTTTTGGAGCTCTGTCTGGTATGCTGCCATTTCCATTTGGAAGTCCTGATCATCTGCCTGCATAGCTCTCTCGTGTAATCGTTGTGCTGTATCCATGCGTTCCTGAATTTCCTCCTGTGTGTAAAGGAGGGATTCTTGCATTTGCTGTTGAATCTCGGCGAGTTGCGTTTCCAACTCTACTTTCTGTTCTGTCCGCATCGGGTCTATGATCTCTGTCTCAAAGAGAAGTAAATTCTCTTGGATTTGAGAATCCAGAAGCATCATATCTTCCTCATGTCCATGGATTCGAGCCAATTCCCGAGACCGAATCAAAGCGTCTAAATTTCGTAGCTGTCTTTCATGATCTAACGAGAAAACCGCCTCATCCTGTCGGAGCATGGACATATGAGTTTGAATATCTAGATTAAGCAGATGTTCCTCATGCATATGCTCTAGATTCATATCTCCCAGAAATTCTTCTAACCCTCTCTTCGCTTCATAGAGTTCCTCTATATTAGCTGATTGAAGAGCCTTCTGAATATCCCCATCCAAGCGCATGAGTTCTTTCTGCTGATCTGTGGTCAGTTCAATTTCCAACTCCATAGTTTCTCGATCCAAATCCGACAAAAATTGAGCCATAAAGCGTTCATGATCATGGTTAACTTCCATTTGCTCCGCTTGCAAACCAAATTTCTCTCGCAGTTCGTCTATCCCTAAGAGATGGGAAAACTCTGCTAAATCTTTCTGTTGCTCTGTTTGCTCCCGCATAAGCATAAGATCCCACGGTATCTGGTAGACAAGACTCGTATGCCCGTCCGCTGTTTCTCCTAAGAGATGAGGTGCACGATTTGCTACCTTCTCTTGCATATCTTCCCAACCAGGGGTAGCTTGAAGTTGTTTGCGCACCAACTCTACAGCATCGTCTACATCTAATCCTTCCTGTACATTATGATACACTTGACGATTAAACCATTCATATAATTCAGCTATTTCTTGCTCTTCCCTTTGACCCCGATTCATCAAATGTTCAAGGAGAATACTCATCCCTTCAGATTCCCATATATCCCCCAAAGCACTTCTTTGTTGAGGCACCCAACCTCCCCATACTACTGGCATCTATTTTACCTCCCCACTAGATATGCCGCTAGGACATTAGGAATACCTCGAATAAGAGATGGTACTATCCCCTCCTGTGGAGGAATCCCATGCATAAATTGCGTTGGCATTCCACTTAATCCCATAGCCCCTTGCATAACCTGTTGTTCTCTCTGTCTTTCCTGTTGCCGAAGAGCGTCCATAAATTGTTGCTGCCCTTGGGTTTCTGCCTGGGCCCTATCTGATCCCCAGAAAGTTCCTGGCCCTGCATATGCCTGCTGAATACCCGGACGCATATGCTGTTCAAAGTGTTGTTCTCCTTCTTCTAATACTCTAGTTAAAGCATCCCCAGATTGAATATCCTTTAATTGCTCTCTGTATATCCCAGCCATTTGTTTTTGGAGAGCTTTCTGCTCCGGAGTTCGAACATCCTTTTGAACAATTTGAGGTTCCTTCTTTTGACTACGACCACGCAAAGCCCCCGCCAATAAACCACCAACCCCAGCCGCTATAGGTAACCAAGGCATTCTCTACACCCCTTTCTTAGGGCCCACCCTCAAGAATTTCTACCCGTTCTTCCAAATCCTCTAAGAGCACCCAAATCGCATCCAATCCTGTCTCCGGATCATCCAAACGATTCTCTAAGGCTGTGACCCTAGTCTGTAAATCCGTGATATCTCCTTCGATATCCTCAATATCACCCTCTAGAATAGTTAACGTGTCTTCCGCGGAGATCAGTCGAAGGTCTATACTAGACAGATTTCCCTGTATCCCCTCAACTTCTAGCTCCACCTCTTGAATTTCTTCCTCTGTCTCCTCGATATCCTGATAACTCCTTCGAGTTACATCCCGCAGGATAGAACTAATGGCTCCGAAGAATTTATCCGTATCCCTATCCCCACTCTTAGGTATCGGAGGGAGATGGGCTTCCCTCAATGCATGAAGTCTGCGAAATGGCATTAAGTAGGCCCTCCCATCTCATACAATAGGGTAAATGCCCGAATACCTAGACTACCCTCATTCTCCCCATTCGTAAAGCGAATCATCAAAGACTTCCCCGAATCGTCTATGTGGATTTTATAAGGAAGCCATTTCTCCTCATTTAGCTCCTTGTCCTCCAAAACTACCCAGGTCTCTCCCCGATCAATGGAATACGCAAACCCCAACACATCCCCTTTAGCTTCTACGTACACTCCCAAAAATCGTTTCCATAGGAGGGGATACTCACTCTCTTCTAGGACAAACTCCTTCGACTGCCACATGGCTGGGATTCCTTCTGTGAGATCTTCCCCCACATCATTCGTTACCCGACAGACTTCCCCACTTCCCAAAGCTACATAGTGACCATAGGCTTCTGTATGGAGCGACGCTGTGACTTCTGGTATCTCGTAAATACTCCAAGCTCCCGAGCGATAATCAAAAATATACGCTAGGTTAGGAACCGGACTGGTTCCGACAGGAACATAGAATATCGCTTTGTGATTATAGATATCATTGATTGCATGGGAAGTCTCCACCGCATCCCAATTTACATTCCTCTGGAAATGTTCCTTAATCGAATCCCCCACAGGTTCCAAATGAGGAGACCCCTCAAACCTGTAGAAATTATCATGGCCCATGAGGATATGAAATCCTCCTGCATCAACCAAAGCCCTTTGAGCCACCAAACCACTCTTCGTATAAGAAGAGGTTACTCGGAAGGTTCCTCCCGCTCCCCCTCCTGTTAGGTCGAGAATAATCACACTATACTTTTTATACACCACAAAAGAAGCCCCGAATAATCGACCAGTCATTATCCGGTCTGGCGTATCAACCAAATCCAGAAACCCACTCCCTGGCCCTGTGAAATCATCAAATGCCCCAGGAACACTCCACCGTATCCTCTGGTACACATCATGCCAAGTTTCGCCCTCTTCCTCCCTTGAAGAAAGAAGCAAGGTATAGGCTCCATAGGACCGAACTACCCTAGCCCTATAACTAATCCCCGCATCGTTCAAATCCCCAGACCCATTCCAGAAGTGAATATCATCCTGTCCATTTGTGAGTATACAGGTGTTCGTGAAAGTAACAGCTTCCCAAGGATTGGTCAAGGATGCATTAAATGTAACGTCACTCGGTGTCCGATCTGTCAGAGTACCCATACCCATATCCACAGAGTATACTTTCCCCTCTGTTCCCAAGAGCACATGCGTTACCCCAGAGAAACGAGTAAATCCTATCAAAGAAACCGTACTCTCTCCCGCATCTGCTAACTCTTCTAACCCCGGACGGAGTAAAATCCCCAGCGTTGTGAAATCTAAATTTTGCCCTCCTGTTCCAAAAGTATCATCTACCAAATGGGGAGGCAAGCTATCCAAGACCAACCCACTAATAGGGAGGGATACTCTATGACTAAGCATATATCTCCCCCCTCTCTAACCTTGAGCCATCGGGTCTGGTTGAATATCGCTAAATCTAGGAGGCGTGGAACGATATCCTTGTAGACGGAGAATATGATCCGTATGCTTAATATCCCCAGACATAGCTTCTTGCAAGAGAACCGAGAACTGTTGGTTCCAGAAAATAGTCTCCTCTTTCTGTTGAAGACTCATAAACCCGGTTTGCGTAGCGCCTGCGATAATTACATCATCCAACCCTATGAAATCGGATTCATCTGAAGTATCCTCCAACTTCGTAGGCCATTTGACATACAGAATCTGGACCGTATACTCAGTCTCTGGGATAGGATACAACTGAATTGCATTATCCCAGAGCGTATATACCTTTGGTTTCCCCTGGGTCTCCGAATCTGGGTTTGGAACAAGCTCATGCAACCTTCGATACGGAACTGCACTTAATTTCGTATCCTGCCCAGACGGGTCAATGAGGGTTATACTAACCAAATCCTTCAACCGATCATCCCCCAAAGGGAGAGCATAGTTACCTTGTCCCAGCACCGTAGTTGTGTTGGCCTTTACATACAGGTCTCGCCAATTATGGTATCGAGCTATCCTTTGCTGGGCTATATTAATATATCGGTTTAGACGCTCATTCTCCAGATCATCCCGCACAATATTCTCCATCGTTGCTTCTCTCAATTCGCCAAGATTCATCCAAAGACCCCCCTTTCTATGTAGGAGGAGGGCGAACCCTCCCCCTGTAGTTTACTCTTCAATCACAAAGTAGTAAAGGTAGTAACTTCCCTCCAAAGCCGCCGCATTTTGATCCTTAATACGGCCCGTGAGATAATCCAACGTACCACCCTTCTTATCCATAATCGCTCCGCCTTTATGGGTATATCCAGTCGCATTAAGATCAATATCATTCGTGATCCCTGTCGCTTCTGTGGTAGCTGTGGCCCCTGGTCCTACATAGAGGACAGAACTGCCCGTACCACCTGCTGTGGTTATGTTCGTAGCAAACTGGACTATCCAAATCTTATCCGCATGGGGATTCTGCCAGGCAAAAGCAAATGCATCTGCGTTCCCCTGGGTCAACGTCCCCGTATGGACACGGAGAAGTTGGTGGGCAGAGTAAGGACGGAAGGATGTATTCCGAGGGGCCATGAGAGACCCCCGGATTTTTCTAAGCATATCCTCTCCCCCTTAGTAGAGTACGATATTCCCTTGGCATTTATCATCAGATTCCGCCGTAAGAGCCCAAGCTACGGTTTGATTTGTCGGGGCTGTATTCTTCGCTGTCCGACCCCCAACCCCATCAGACGCTACCTCAATAGAATCCCCTACAGCTGTACTTCCATGACACTTAATTTCCTTATGGAGACCCTGTACCTGGATCCACCCATAATTACCTGCCGAAAGAGCATCAATCGCTACACCAGCCGGGACATCCCCTTGCGCTGCCCCTCGCTTAATCTCCGATTCTTCCAAGTCTTCCACCTTACAGATATCCCCATTTACTAAATCCTGCGAAGCCTCCCCATTCTTCACATAGGCATACACCCTCCGACAACCGTCTTCGTCCACCTCTACCCGTCGAATTCCTAGGGTCTCTAACGGTGTATCCGAGTTCGAGGTGAGAGAGGTTACCCAACCTTGCTTATCACCAAATTGCACGGCCATTATTTATACCTCCTCAAGTGTACTTAGATTCCCTTACTGCTGATCAATACCTAGGAGAACTCCCTGCCGTAACCGAGCTGAGCAGACCAGGTTCCCCGCCACAACCACCTGGGCAACCCTATCCAGGTTATTCTGTGCAGGTTTCCAATCGGTCATTTCAAAGTTCACATTCTCATCAGCTACCCACTCTAGGTACCGAGTATTGAGGAAGAACATTTTCCCGGTTGTACAGGAGGGACTCCAAATCAACGGACGGCCTTTGAAGAGTACATTCTCAAACATCGCATCTCCAAGTTCCTTGTTCACAATCTGCTTTTGCTCCAGAACTTCGTCCTCGTACAATTCATAGGAGCTTTGGTCTGTGACAATAATATCCGGTGTGTCATTCCCCTTCGACGCATCGTTAAAGAGGGTCCGCATCCGAATGAGGAGATTTACAGATACATCCTCCCCAGTCATATCATAGAACTTATTCCTCCACCAATCGTGGGTATCCCCATCAATCCCACCTAGGGAACCCTGCCCATTATCCGTAACGATATTCCCCAGACCATTTACATTCTTTCCTGTTCCTGTGCCAAACAGATCTCCCTCCATCTTGTCTATGATGGAGTTTTCTAGATTCTTAAACTTGGCCTTAGCCATGCTCATAATCTGGGCTTTACCCTTGTTTTGCTGATCATCCGTGTAATATCGGACAATTGTCCCCGCTACATACTTCCACTCATACTGTGCCGTGGTCATAGGATCAGTATCCTGGGTCGAGACAGAATCTCCCTTACTTAGCGAAGTAACCGTCTCGTTCTTCCCATATTCTACCGGAATCCCAATCCAACGCCCACCACTCTCTGTTCTCCGCCGATCCTTTGTGGTAATCCAGAACCAGAAAGGAGTAGCCTGGAAGATATTATCCACGGCCTCCTTCCTCATCAGTTGCCAGGTGCTGGTATACAGACTATCAAGTTTTTCAGTTAGCGTAAAAGCCATCTACTTTCCCTCCTAATCATAAATTAAGATCCTTCATCACCTGTTCAATAGCCGATTCGTATGTGTGTTTCCGGTCTTCTTTGGCAGATTGGGTAGAGATTCCTCTTGGTTTAGCCCCTCCAGCAATCGGACGAGGTTTGGGCTGTTGTGGTTCCTGGCCCTGTGGTTTCGCCTTCTGTGGGGGAGTCGCTTTTCGAGAACTCCCTAACTCCGTCTGCCCTTTGGCAAGCAGGTAAACCTCCTTCGGTCTCATATTCGGGTATCTCTGCGCTATATCTACCATATCCTGCTGGTAATTCCAGAAGTCGGGGTATTGTTTTTCTAACTCACCTACTTCTTGCTGTATCCCCTGATATTGTGCTTTATATTCCTGGTTCGAGACTTTCTTATTCACCTCCCCTACCCGCTCTTCGACTAATTGGTTTACCCGGTTCATCACATAATCTGCTATTTCTTTTTGGCTCGCTGTCTCAAAGTCAATCTCGGATTCCCTTTCTTGGTTCGAGGTTTGGGATGTCTGTTGTCTCCCCTGCTGGGTTGAGCCATAGCCTCCCCCTCTCTTAGATTCAAGAAACTCGATATACTCCGGAGACATCATGTTCTGTCCAAGAACATTCAATCGCTTTTGGAGAAGTTCTCTCTCCTGTCGAAGTGCCTCATACTCATCCCTAGAAATATACTCACCTTGACCTTGGCCTTGACCTTGTTCTTGCTTTTGTGTCTCTTGTCCCTCCGACTCCTCGGGTTGGGTATCTTCATCTTGGCCCTCTGGTTGGTTGAGGCCCTCTAAAATATCATTCTGCGTCTTTTCGAGGTCTTCCCGGTTTTCTCTTGGTGCCTGCCACCCTGACATTCGTTTCATCCTCCTCTTTCTTAGCTGTTTTTACCCGTTCTGCTCTCGTAGCCGCTAACGTATTCTTTTTGTACTGTCGCATAATTGCGGGAGGGACCCTTTTAAGCATTCGTCCATTCCAATCGCCTTCCAGAGAGACTTCAACTTTATCGTCCTTCCATTGGACCCGAATCTCCCCTTCTCTATTTAGTCTAGGCACTTGGCCCACACTCCCCTCTTCTTACACTCTTCCTTCAATTGCTTCTTCGATTCCACCCAGACAGGTTGGGTATCTAGATGTTCAAACGCTTGTGGTTGGAAGAGAATGGGGGTAGAAAGGGACACTGTCAATTTTCCCGGAGATCCACATCTACACCGCTGATTATGCCTGTCCCCTATTTTAGCTAACCTCTCAAAGCGGTCTTGGCATATCGGACATTGGTACTGGTACAACGGCATCCCTTTCTGCACCTCCCCCACCCATAAACTCATTCAATGGAATTGCATGATCAGGAGTTTGACCCGGACTTTCCCCAGGAGATAGGATAGACTCCACATCTATCCCCTCGTATTGGTTAAGCAAATGCTTGGTAATTGCCATAACCTGATCCGGGGGAAGGCCCAACCCACCGATAACTTGTAACAACTGATGAGCATCATGTTTTTTCAATTCCCTCGTCATAGGAAGCGCACTCTCTGGGTCTACCCGCAGATCATAGTCACCCTCTATTTGAGGGCCTGTATAGGATACCCAATTCCTCGCCCCATCTGGACCTATGACTTGGATTACATGCTCCTCCGTCCAGTTTTGGAAGATAAATTTATTCATCCTCCCCACACAATTAGCGAAGAGGTCAGCTACCACGTCCCTCCGCTCATCCACTCGTATAGAGGCGGCCTGCTGAACAATCGAGGCTTCCGTGGCGGTTCGCCTACTCGACTGATCAAACTCTCCCATCTGGTTCCTCGAGAACCCCACACTCTCCCGGATATCATCCCTCACCTCACGGGCGGCCTGGAGCAAGTCTGGAGGTATATGGGGAGCAAACGAATGGACAGCATTCTGCAGATTTTCCCTAGCCTTCACGATAGTCCCCGGATCTCCTGAGAGAAGTTTCTCCAACTCCTCCGGCGAGAAGGCATTCTCATCTACGATTAGCTTGAGCAGACTAAGTTTCCTATGGCTTTGATACTGCGTACGGATCTCGTTCAATTCTAACTGTTGGGGCTCGATAATTTTACAATCCGAAAGTCCCCAAAAATAGTCTCCATCATCATTAAAGACCAAACTCTCGTACGGTATTTCACCCCCATACAATTCATCCGGCTCATTCCGGAGGAATCGGTCAGCTCCTGTGGCGATAGTTTTAATCCGCCCCTCCCTCTTATCATAGATTTCCCACAGCTCTACATACTCAGCATCCTTCTGCTGGTGGTAGATATCTTGGATTCGGTCCCCATCGAAATCCTTAGAGGTATGTGTCCCACCCAAATCCCTCGGGACACTAAACTTGGGGTCCTTCTTCAGATCATCTAGTCTCCGTAGATACCTATGCGCTATCCAATCCGCAGAATCCAAACTCTCACAACCCCAGGGAACTACGATATCCCTTCCTGGTACCCTAAGTGCCCAGGGAATTCCCCTATACACCTGAGCATTAAATTCCTTTCGCGTAGCGAGATCATCTGGCAGGTAGTTTACCGGTTCTGTCGGATCTACCGTATCTACTTCCGGATCAAAACCAAACTCCGAATCGTACCCTAGTTTAACCAACCCGGTCCCTGTGATAAATGTATCATGGATTGCCCGTTTCATAGTCTTCTTGAAACCTATCTTCCGAACTAACCAATTATCCAACTGCTCCACTAATTTAGCATGAAGACCCATCCCCGGTTTCTGGGGCTGAACAGTCACTTGAGGATTCCGAAAATAAATCCGAGGAATTACAGACCGACCAATGGAGAAAATAAGATTAACCGGAATAACGCCTTGCTCATAATCATTCCGATAGTACTTTTTCCACTTAGCCCATTCATCATAATCCGCTGTCTCCTTGCGAAACTTTTTCCCTGCCTCAATTTGCCCATCCCAAAATTTAAGCTCATCCCTTTCGGCCATTACCGAACCCCTCCTCTAAGAGCCGCCACCAAAGGATTATCCGTCTGGGGCGTAGGGGCTGGGGCCATACCTCCCATCTGACCAGCCTCCATCTGACCTGCCTGCAATTGAGCCATTTGTGCCATAGCCAGTTCGGAGGCTACCTGAATAGCTTCTTCCTCCGAGGGTACCGGACGACCCCCTATTTCCCCTGTTCGCCTCCAATTATCTAACAACATATCCATCAGAAAGGTAAATGTGTCATCCTCACCCCGGGGCTGTCCTGTTTCCTCAGCCATTGTCCTTTGGGGAATCCCTTCGAACGGACCACCATGGATTGCCATACTCGTCCACCCCTTTCTCTACTTTTCTCCTATCGAACTCTTGGATCGTTTTCTCTGTCTTCTCCCGAAGTTGCCTAAGGAGTTCCCTGTCCGATTCTTCCCAAAGCTTTTCACTCCTCCACAGGCTTACCCCTCGTTGTCCGTCGAGGGGGTAGAGGACTTTCCCAGGATCTTAAGGATAGCATCCCCCGCATGACCAAAGGTATCATGGAATAACTTCGACCCGAAGGCTATGGAGAATGCGCCTAGAATGGCTTCCACCAAAGAAAGTTGTTGTTCCACAAGGCCATAAATTATCACTGCAACCACCCCAAAGGCCACATTCACCAGGGCAATCTGAAATTTATCCAACTTCCAATAAGCTTTAATCACACTTACCAGGACACTAACCACAGGAATCAGAGCCAATCCCCCAACAACTATCCCCTCTTCAATAAACCCATTCATCCAACACCCTCCCCTTTACATATTAATCATCCAGGCAATCATAATCGTAAGTAAGGTAGCTATAAATCCAAGAGCGGCCCTAGCCAACCAACCAATCATATCGTCTAGCTTCTGTTCTATCCTATTCATAGTCCCATTTTGGTGTTGTTGGGATCTCTCCAGATCACTCAACCTCTCTTCATGCCGCCCTATGCATATCGCCAACTCCTTCACAGCGGTTCTCTGCTCACAAGGCTCCTGCATAAAATTCATCTCCTAATCGTAGTGTTTATTCCTCTCCTTTCTCTACCAAGCGGGAAAGGATTACAGCCATCTCTGCCCTTGTGACATAATTGGACGGCTTAAATTCCCCATCTGGGAATCCCCCCATTATCCCCTTTTGCATAACCTGTCGAATAGCCTCCTCTGCCCAATGGCCCTGGGGTACATCAGGGAAAGATCCAGAGGAAAGATCCCACCTCCGCATAATCGAGACAACCTTCGATGCCCACTCCGGATCCGTCGCATACCCAGCCTGGTGAATTTCTCTAACCATCTGCTCCGGTTGATCTGTGAATTCCATAGCCATTTGATACCGTGGGTGGAGACCAATAAGTTTACCAAAATCCATCCAACTCTCCAGAGGCGAAGAATACGAACGAAACTCGTCCTGCAGAGTAATCCGCTCCCCCTCTATATACTCATGGGTCGTAAATACCTGTCCCGCCCCCTTCACTCCAAAGTAGGAATTTCCTTTCACATGTCTGCCCCAGCCCGTCTCTAGCGCCGATACAGCAATACTCACCTCAATAGGAATCCCGTACACATTCTCTACTTGCCGAGCAAACGGAGTTACATCTCGGATAAAGTCAAACACATGGGCATTAGTCATAGAATCCCTCCCTCCCCTAAAGTTTAACCCACGCAGCTGTTGGCCTATCCTTATCCCCTCCCATTTCACACTCCTTTCTTTTTTAATCTCCTTCAGTATCTTCTTCCCAAGTTATATCATCGAGACCTACACTCATGGACATATCTTCGGAATAGTCCTCGTCAAGGGTTATAATCTCCACCCAATCTAGATCATCCAAACCTACCGACATCTCTATGGTTTCCTCAAAAGTATCTACCTCTGGAGGAGCTGATCCACCGGAAGATCCTCTTGAATACCCATACAAGTTATGATACCCCCACATTAGACTAACCTCGATACGATACAGTCTACTCCTGACGGAATAGTTACCTCATCACTGGAGATACCATCTATGATACTTCTCCATCCTCCAGGAGCTACATGTAAAGTAATCCCATTTACTTCAAACTCCTGAGGTTCTTCCTCATCATGCCAGATCTCCACAGCTCTCACAGGCTCATCAAATGTCAAAACATTATCTGATGCGTCACTTTCGTCTAGACACTCCGCTACAGATTGGTAGAGGAGTCTGATAGATACAGGCATTTTATAACCTCCTTAAGTGTTTAAATTTTGAACGATTTCCCAGACCGTCTCTGGTCTCCCCTTCGTATCCCACCAGGTAAATCTTCTATTAGACACACATATTTTAATCTCCAAAAGTTTAGTCAACTCCCAAGGAAGAATATCTATAAAATCAGATCGGATGTAGGCTTTCACCTTAAGTTGACTCTCATTAGATAATCCTTCTATCTGCCATATTTCTAGGAGAGAATCCCAGAGAGGTTTCTTCCATGTGTGTCCGTTATCTATGCTAACATATATTTCCACATAAGGAAGAGGAATTGTGTTCCCTCTCCCAGGGAGAGTTTCCAACCTAAACTCCCATGAGATATATCCGAAAGTTATTTCTCCTACATTCTGGATAGCTTCATCCAAGGAGATATCCCCACTCTCTCTCCATCCGAAGAAGGATGTTATGAGATTATCAACCGGAGGCATCTGTTCATCAGCCCATCTTCCTTGATGTTCCCAGTCAAGTTCGGGCATGTCTCTACCTCCTTAGGTAGGTTCCTCCTCTTTTATATCTCGGTCTACTTCCTGCCCACATGTGGGACATAGTCCTGTTTCTCTAGCTTTGGCTAGCTCCGCAGGCTGGTGGGTATAAAATTGACGAGACTTAACATCAAACCTTAACTCTCCATCTGCCTCCGGAAGAGGTATCTCCTCCACATCATACCCTCCTACGGTTCCCCTGTCACGGGGTGTGTAGGATATAGTAGTAATCCGTCCTTCTGCATCTGTCCAGATAATTGGCATTTGGGATACCTCCTTTAACTAGCGTCAAACTGGAATTTTAAGTCCAGGAATAACCGGTGACTGTCATCCTTTTGTAAAGGTGGATCTAACCGGAGACGACCGAGACCTCCGTAGGATTGGAATGTATTTCCTTCAACGGCAGTACATAAAATAATCTCCCCAATGTTCCCGTTGGAATCTTCAACATCAAACCCTATCCGGCGCTCAACTGTGCCAACTCCATCTGTCACATCTCTTGATGCGGATTCTAGCATAGGGACAACCCCACTAAATAACTCCGAACCTTGGGGAGTATATTGATCATCGTTTTCTAAGTCTCCCGCAGACCCGTCAGTTCCGACTATGACAGTTGGATCCTCTGCCCATATCTGCCCAGCCCAACGAGCAATGGGGTTAGCGCTAGAACCAGTACTACCCCCAGCAGATATTCCTAGACCCGTATTCCGTCTATTCCACGTCATAAACTGGTTATCATTAATCTCAAATGTCCAGTTAATATCGGTGGTTCCATCCTTGCCTCCACCTACAATCGTTCCAGAGTAAGGGTGTCCTGTTCCCCGAGACCACTCTCGTCTCCATGTAACCTCTACCTGGTGGAATTCTTCTTTCTCAATTTCAGGATCTACTACCTGCCGGGCGGTGTGAGTTCCAGAACCCTGCCTTGACCCTACTTCTCGGATAGTCCCCGTTCCCGCACCTGCGGGAAAAATCCAAGTGGTTTCTGTCCAACAAGGGTCATCTCCATACTCTGACCGTTGGGGAACAGGTCCGAGTTCAGCATCTGTGTTGAATGGCCATACATTTGCCAGAGAGCTTTTAATATAATCATCCGCCCGTGTGACAGAATCTCCATTGGAGCCTATGGCACATTCAACAAAGACATGCCGACGTACAGCATCTGTGTCAGTATATATCCCCCAATTTACAAAGTTGCCTTGGTGATTACGTAACTCAATCCCCACCAAAGCATCCAAATAGTCATCCAACACCATATTCGGCTTTTGTTCCCTCACAAGATCATACTGTCCTGATCTCATATCTTTCCGTTTAATCGTCACAAGGCCCCTCATCCTCTGTCGGATAGCGGGGATCTCAATTGTCCGTTCAGGCTTGATTA